TGTACGTTAGGTGTCTCCACTTAAATCTCTGATGTACATAGAGACATAGGGTACATAGGTATTATAGTATAATGTATATGGTATATAGGTAGAGGTCCAAAAATATTTTTAATTATGCAAAACTCTTTGGAGATATATATATAAAAAGACTAAATAAATTAATTAAAAAAAAATTATGAATGCAGACAATCACTCATTTGAAGTACCATTCGACGAGAATCTTAATATGGATAACTTTCGCCATAGATCTCAGGGACGAATAATTATTATTGAAGGTGTCGACCGCACAGGAAAGACAACACTTCAGGAGAGACTAAAGAGACATTACGATTACGCGCACCTCGTAATTGTACGTGGACCCGTAGGACTAAAGGCTTATAACCACATTTATAAACGTAATGTTGGAGAGGCTTATTACGATTTAATGGAGAGCTCATTTCGTAAATTGAAGGCATATATGTTATATCTTTATGCTGACATTAATACGATAGAGAAACGTATTAAAGAGGAGAAGGGACCTCGTATAGATGTTAAAGGGGACCTTGAGGTATATGAACATTATTATAAAGAATCAATACTCGATAAGTATAAAATTAATACGGCACACCATAATATGGATGGCGTATTCGATATTGCTGTACGAGTACTCGATGAATACTTTTATAAACTTAAAAATTAGAAATTATGAGATTACGTTATTACTTTTTGAGGTATTATTCCTCGCGGGATACTGTACAAAACCCAGCAGAAGAATATGAACAAAAGCTTAATGGCTTATTTAACCGTGGATGGCTGTATGAAGCTGAAACGAAATATGGTATAATTCTTAAAATATACGTTAATGAACCAACAAATTCGAAACAAGTATAAAGAGTTAATTACTTATGGGTATTATCCATCAGGTAAAGGATTTAATGACTTACACATTAATAGCACAACAGATAGTTGGAGAAATTGCTTAAAGGATGATGAGGCAATAGTAGCATATAATCGTACAATTGCAACAGTCGACCTCGATTATATTAAAAGAAAGATAAAGAACCAATTATCGAGGCTAAAGGATGCTAAAGGAGGTATTACATTATTATTCTCTGGAGGTATGGATAGCACACTCTTAGGTATATTATTAAACGAATTAGATATTAAATATAATACTCTTACGTTATCTTACGAGAGTTATTCCGAAGACCAATTCGCATACGATGTCGGTAAAAATGTACTCCATCTTAAAGATGAGGATATGAAATTCGTTAGAATAACTAAAGAGAACCTTAAAGAGGACCTCTTTTATATACTCTTCGCAATGCCCGCACCTTATGAGAAGGGATCCGTACTCCTGAGTTATTATCTCGCTAAATACTCTGATAAGCATATTATTGCTGGAGATGGTGCAGATACAATATTCGCACCATCATTCGAGAAGAAGATTGCAACACTCGACGCAGGAGAGTATAGTAATGAATATATCTCGAAGCACGACGTGGATATAATTAGACCAAATAAGTTATGGAAATACTCTGATGATGACCAGATAAAGAATATGATGCTCTTCTCGGTTATACACGACCAAAGGTATTATTACCACGCTAAATACCAATACTTTATCGACAGGTACCTCGACCAACGTATATACCTACCATACATCAATCGTACTCTTTTTGAATATACCTTATCGTGTAAAGAGTTGCACAGACATTATCGTAAATATTATCTTAAAGAGATAATGAAAGAGTATACCGATTTTAATTTCGTTAAAAAGGCTCTTAAAGTAGAAAGAGCTGATATGCTTGAGGTACTCGACGAGTATTATGATGAGTCTCTTTTGAGAGATATTGTACAAAATAGCAAGATAACACTAAATGATTTTGAATCAAGGGATAAGATAAAGATGCTTATTTCTCTTGCTAACGCATTTAATAAATTAACGTAATGAAGAGATCTGTTGTATACACATTATTATCCTCGTCGACATTCGCTGAAGAGGAACGTGCTGATTACGATTATTACGCAACACCTCCAAAAGCGTCGCACGAATTATGCAGAGTTGAGACTTTTAATAAAGATATATGGGAACCCGCTTGTGGAGAGGGCCATATATCTGAAGTACTAAAGAGTTATGGATATAATGTATATTCGACTGATTTAATAAAGAGAGGATATGAGGACGAAATAACTGATTTCTTAAAATGTACAAATACCTGGAATGGAGATATTATAACAAACCCTCCGTATGAATATGCTTATGAATTTATTAATAAAGCAATAGAGATTGTTAATACAGGAAATAAAATCGCATTCTTATTGAGAATACAATTTCTTGAAGGTAAAAAACGAAGGGAATTTTATAAAGTGCATCCTCCAAAAGTCTTATACGTTGCAAGTGGACGATTTCGACCTGCAAGAAATGGGGATTTCGATAAGTGTGGTAGTGGAGCAGCGTGTTATGCATGGTATGTATGGGAGAAAGGGTATACAGGAGAAACAGTTATTAAATGGATTAATTAACATAATTTTAACAATATTTAACATATTTAACAAAACACGTACATTATAGAGATATATAAAATAAAAAGATTGTATGCAAGGTTGGATAAAATTACATCGAAAGATAATTGAATCCGAAGTTTGGTCTGATGATAAGTTATGTAAAACTTGGATGTGGTGCCTACTTAATGCAGCTCATAAGGAGACAAGATTTCACTTTAATGGTACATCAATACGATTATTACCAGGATCATTAATAACAGGGAGATTTGAAGGAGCTAAAGAAATAGGCTATCCTCCAAGCACATTTTGGAGAAAGATAAAGAAGCTTGAACAACTAAAGATGATATACATTACATCGACTAACAAATTCTCTCTCATATCGATAACGAAGTGGAACGAGTACCAGACAACTCATTTAATTACTAAAGTGGACAACAAAGAGTTGGACAACAGGACCGTAAAAGCGAGTATGCACTCTCATAAGCAGTTAGGAACAACTAAGAGTGGTACCAAAGAGAGTATGAAAGCTGTTAACAGTATAATAGATAACATGTTAACAGTCTCTGATAGAGTACCAGAAATAGTGGACAACAGTAATGATGACGTTAACAATAACAAAGACAATATGTTAATAGATGAATTACAGCTTAAAATAACAACAAGTGGACATCAGTTGGACACATACAAGAATGTAAAGAAGAAAGAAAGGCCTGGCTTGCCTGAAACGGTAGAGGTGGTAAACACATCTTTTATAACAAAAAATGATAAATCATTTTTTGCTTCAAAAAACTCTCAGGTTGCACAGCAACCAAATAACAGTCACTCACTCGTATATGGGGGTGGTATAACAATATCTGAAGAAGATATAAACGGTATACATTTCTTTATTAAAGACGGTATTAACTATGAAAGAGATTAAAGATTATTATTATTGTACTAAATGCAGGACGGTAGATAAAGTCGTATTTCGTATTAAGCAATTTAATGATGGCCAGCATATTGGAATGTATTGCAGAAACGGTCATTGGATAAAGTGGATAAGTAAAGATAACTCAATCGATAGAGTTGTATTAAAAGAAGAGAGTAAACAGTTATTTTAAATAAGAGATATATTATGATAACAGATTTCGAAGAGTATACAATGCCGTTATCTCCAACAGAGATAAGAGTTGCTGAAGTACTTGCTAACGCATTCAATACCATTAAGAAAGGTAAAGAATATGCTATAACAGCAGCGTCAATACAAATACGCCTATCCAGTATTGGTATAAAAGCTGATGACAATCGTATACGTAAATGTATACACTATATTCGTACAAACAATCTCGTATACGGCCTATGCAGCTGTAAGAATGGTTTCTTTGTTGCAGTTAATAAGAAAGAGTATATTACATTTATGAAGTCTCTCGAAGAGCGTATATCAGCTCAGACGAAAGTATATAACTCTATAAAGAGACAATGTGCAATTACTTATCCTGAGAGGACTGAGCAGTCTTCTTTGCTATGTAAGCCTCTAATCTAATCTTCTTATCGTTAAAGACCTCATCGAATTTCCTAAAGGAGAATTTCTTTTTGTAATTTTTAACATTTGCCATTTTAAAGATATATAAAATAAATATACTTATGAAAGACTTTTTTAATAAATCCCTAAAGATAATCGATATTGTATTATCGTTCCTACTAACATTTATCTCTGGGTTATTACTCGGTGCTCTTATGTATATAACGGTTTCGATAATCGGACTATTCGTATTTCTCATAGGTGGGCATAGGGGACTTATTAAATTATACTCTAATCTAACAAAACGTGGCAGCGCAGTTAAATAATTACGATTTCTCATTAAGAGATGTAAGGCAGAAGTTCTACCAGAGCAGAGAATGGAGACTCCTAAGAGACTATATACTCTCACTAAAGCCATTGTGCGAGTATTGTTCAGCTAAAGGTATTACAACTGTGGCAACTGTATGCGACCATAAAGTTGACATAGCTATACGACCAGACCTAAGACTAACAATAACTAATATACAACCATTATGTAAGAGTTGCCACGATAAAAAGTCGACAAGAGATGCTGTTAATTCTGAAAGAGATATGCACATATTAAATCGTAAGTGGGATGTACAACCATTAAATATACCAAAAAATGAGCCAAAAAGAGACTAAAGAGCTAAGAAAGATACCGGGTTATCCTAATTATTCCATATCTAAAGATGGAGATATAATTGCAACTAATTACGAGGAGCCTAAAAAGCTTAATACATTTAAGCAGGTATACGATTATGAAATTGTAAATATCTCTAATGAGGGAGACAGAAAGACCCATCTTGTGCATCAGCTCGTGATGCTAACATGGGGACCTAAGAGACCCTATCCAGAGAGAGACTATCGTATAAGCCATATCGATGGAGATAAATCTAACAATCATATCGACAATTTAAGATGGATACATAAGACACAAGTCAACAGCGGTAAGGCCAATCCTATAAAAGCTATTGGTATTGATGAGGGAGATAAAATATATTTCCGCAGACTAACTGATGCAGCTAATTATTTTCGTACTGATAACGCAACAATACGAAAGAATGTCGACAATGAGACGACATATAAAGGATACAAATTCTTCGATATAAAGTAAGATATATACTATGCATACGACTCCAATCTATGCGAATGTTGTTCAATACATTTATTAAAAATTGCATTTCAACTTTTTTTTTCCTCGGCAGTTTCATGGCTGCCGAGGTTTGTGTGGACCTCTACCTATATACCATATACATTATACTATAATACCTATGTACCCTATGTCTCTATGTACATCAGAGATTTAAGTGGAGACACCTAACGTACACTGGCACATCCCGTTATGCCCGTATACTCTGTGCACTCCCCTATACTCAGGCACGCTGCCCACAAAGGGGTGCTGTAAATGATAGCCCACTCCCCGCCTCTATATCACCGCCATTTCTCGGGAGGGGACCCGAGATTTTTCAGGTATGTCTCTGCACTATAATAAGGGAGTACGCCTGAGTACTTCAGGATTCCTCTACTGATTCCACAGGTATACAAATTACTCTATTAATGTATAAGAGACTATAATGATGAGCTATAATAACTATTGACTATATTATAAAAGTACTCTATACGTCTCCTAAGGAGCCTCTACGTATATAATTTAAGAGCACCTTTAGTATACTATACTGCACTCACAACAGTGGGAGACTTTTGGACTCCTGCTGTTGTGTTGTTTGTACTACTTTTTAATTTTAATTGGTTTTGCCTCTTTTATTGCAAGGATTCTTTGGTACTCCTCGTTTGCTGCTTCGAGGTCAATTTCTACTTCGACTGATGGAATACTTTCTGGTATCTCTACTCCAGTGGAGGGGTCGAGGTATATCTTATACCCTTTAAGTTCGGGGTAAAGAGAGGTACAGGCTTTGCGGTACCTGCGATTTGTACGTAAAATCTGAAGGTTAAATTCAGTTTCAGATTTTTTAAGCTTCTGGATTCCAGTGCCTAATGCGATAATCTTTTTTGTTGTACTCATTTTAATTTGTATTAAGTTAAAGAACGATTGTTAATTGTAGAGTAAATATAACTATAAAAAACGAAACAAAAAAATATTTAGGAGACTATTTTGGATAAAATTGCTTATTTATACTCATTGTAAATAAGGAGTGCCTGAGGGTATACGTGCGCGCGTACGTGTATAAGAGATATTATATTAAATGTTAAAAAATGTTAAAAAGTACAAAAAAAGTACTTAAATATTTTTTAGTCTCGGTATTAATTATTATATTTGATATGTAAACAAATTAAAAAAGGAGGTAAAAATGCAATTTCAAAGAGGACTGGACCCTTTAAAAGCCTTGGATATTGGAAAGGAAAGAGCCTTAAAGGATAAAATACTGTCTTTACGAATTAAATATCCTGTCGCCTTGGAAATATGGGACGCACTTGACGAGGGAAGAGAAGACCCTTATTGGAAGACAGCATTCCCGTTAATGGACTTATCCTTTCCGATTATCGATATAATCGAAGATGATGGACTTTATATAAGTTCTTATGGTTATTACGAAGACAGATTGGAAGACCCTTGCGGCATTGTACTTTGGAAATGGATACAGAAAGGATCCGGAGGGGAATGGCTTACTGAGATGGAATTATAAGGTAATAATTAATTCCATAAATCGAGAAGAGGATCCTTTATGGGGATCCTCTTCAAGAGAAAAAATAATTTAACGAATATATGGTATTACGTACAAAGTATATATCTGATTAAAATAAGAATTTATCCAAAACTTCATATACTAATAATAATGAAACTATTCCAGTTAAATAAAAGAGACTTTTTGGATATTTCCTGAAGAATTGGTACTCCATAAGTTCATCCTCTATTTTTGCTGTCTTAACTTTTAATACTTTAACATTCTCTTCAACATCTGATTGATGTTCTCTATTCTTTGCCCTCTCTATTAATGCCTCGCTTATTTGCTCGTCGTGCTTATTAATTCGACCATTAATTTTTGTTAATTGGTCTTTGCACAAACACATGTCTTGCTTAATTGGAGCCATAAGCATCTGGAGATACTCCTTGTCGTCTGATGTAAATGCCATAATTATACGATTGATTTTTTTAAATTGAATTTATCCTGTACGACTGTATACCTAAGAGTTCCGTTATCTATTATAATTTCATATACATAGTCTCCAACACTTAAATCCAAATCCATCGTGGATAAATTAAAATAAAATGCACCATTACTTGCATCTTTATTTGTATGGAGTACTGAAACATCTATTGGGTTGCCCTCTCTTATCGGGTATTTCTGCATATAATAATAACCATTATAATTTGTAATATCCATAAGAGAGCTGCTTGCGTCGTAAACGAAACAAGTTATCTCTTTCGAATTTCCGGAGAATCCCTCTAATTTATTATTATAATATATTGTACTCATATTATTATTTATTTTAAATATCTATATCGTATTATTACAATGCCGTCTCCTCCTTTTCCAGGAGGAGCTGTTATATTTCCATAAGTACCACCGTTAGCTCCTCCGCCACCTCCTCCGCCTCTAACTCCATCATATCCTTCCTGATGTCCTTCTTTGGATCCGTCTCCACCTCCATCTATACCAATACCTTTATAACCACCTCCTCCGCCACCTCCATAACCGAGTGCTTCTCCACTTATGTTGCTTGAATATCCTGCTCCACCATTTGCTGCAACACCTATTGATGTATGTCCTCCTCCGCCACCTCCATGACCATAAAGTGCTCGTAATCCTCCAGCATATCCACTTCCAGATGTACCGCCATATGTATTTCCACCCATGAGTCCTCCGCTTGCATCAATACCAAAGAAAGAAGACTTACTTCCATCAGTATTTTGTTCTCCAGCTCCTACAATTATTTCATATGTGCTTGAATCGAGATATAAATTATTTGCATAATATACATAACCACCCCCACCAGCTTGCGCTCCAACTATACTATTACTTACTCTATAATTACCTCCACCACCAGCACCAACAATTAATATATCTGCAAGTCCTCCATAATATACTATAAACTCATAAGTTCCAGAAGAATCGAATGTATGTATTTTAAAGTCTCCATCATATGTTATTGTTCCGCCACTTGCATCTAAAAATGTAAAATGAGGAGTCAGACTGTCCACAACTCTAAAAATATCCTGTGCAACTGTAATCGAGTATTGCTGCCCAGCAATATCTGTGTCCATTGTTATTTCGTAAACATAGTCTCCAACTGAAATATCTGTTTCCCACGCTTGTATATCGAATGTAAACTTTCCTTTTGTTATATCTTTCGAAGAGTACCTTATGCTTACATCTAATGGAGACTCCTCGAGTGCTGGGAATCTCTTTGCATAAAAGTTTGCTCCAGCAACACTCATTATTGCTTCAGAAATATATCCATTTTGGTCGTACAAATATGCATCTATCTGATGGTCTTTTGCACGATATTGTAATATATTATTATTTCTAAAGAGAGTCTTTAATGGCATCTTATTTATTTATTTTTAATAAGATGAGCTAACCCCGTAGAGCCTTTCTTAATATTTATAAGCTCCCATCCATACCAGTTTTTATTATCCAAATACCATTTAACAAAAGTTCCTCTTCCACCCTTTACCTCCCAATCGTGTAATAATACGTGGGAATTTATAGATAATCTCTTTTCGAGAATTTTAAAAGACGCAAGATTTTCTGAATATTCTGGATACATATTTTCTGGTAGTTTCAGAGTGCCTCTTTCATTTTCATCACCACCATCCAAAAAAACCATAGAGACATTTTTCATAAGGTCGCTTTCGAAATCAGCAACGCCTGATATAAAGTCCCCATTTATACATTTTACATATTGTTCCCAACCATCATTGCTGTAGAAATTATTTGCAACATTATAAAAATTAAAATTCTCCTCCCATGTATATAAAAATCCTTTATAAATAGACCTTAATGCTGAGGCCAACGAATATGTCGATCCCCCTCCATACCAGGTCCCGCTTTCTAATATAATTTCAGGGCTTAGCCCTATAACTGTTTTTCTTAAATAATCTCTTTCGTCATGAGATAGCTGTCCTTGAGGTATCATATTTTTATTATTTATATTAATAAAGACAATAGGTCTTTATTTGTATTTCTAAAGTCATCCATTCCGTTAGGTACCATTTCTTCCCTTATTACAAGTGCTTTAAATCCTAAACCCCTTAAATTCTCATTATCAGAATTTGCTAAAGTTAATTGAATTTCAGAAAGTAATTGAAGTAAGTCGCATGCTTTTAATTGAGTTTTTTCCATTTTTGGATATTTTAAATTGTTTTTAAACTCCGTTTCCATCATTATATAATTGAGCTATATCATTTACTGTTAAGGCTCTATTATATAAATATATTTGGTCAATCTCTCCAGGGAGTTGCTGACCAATTCCAATTATTCCACCTATCCCTGTTGCATTTATTGTCAATGTTATATTTTTTCTTGCTGCTGCTGTCTTATATGTGTTATCGATATAACACACTGTAGATGAATCATTTGCATATATTGCATAATGATGCCATTGACTATCTCTATAATCCTCATTAACAAAAAACCAGTATCCTACTCCATCGTCTCCAAATCCTATAAATTGTGGTGTTCCAGGGTTGTACCATCCAAACTTAGGGTTGCTATGTCCATCAACTGTATTCTGGAATACTAAACCATATCCTAAAGATAAAGCTGAATCCGTGACTTTTGCCCAAAATGAAATTCCCCAATTTTTTCCTGTTCCATGACATAATTTATATACACTTGCATCTGTTGTATTCTGAATGACTTTTTTTCCGTTATAAAGTCCAGAAACATAATTTGTCTTGAAATCCTGATTAACTTTTCCAGTTCCATATTCCCATTCTGCTGGTGTTGAAACAGAAACTAAATCAGAATAAGGTCCATATGAATCTTCTAAATTATTGTCAAGAGCGTATCTTGCTAATAAACCATCAGTTGGATATGTTGCTGCTACTGAGGCTATTTTCTGATCTATTATTCCGTGTCGTAAAGTAATCATATTTTTATACAATCTTAATTTTATAAAGATCTATTAATTAACATATTTTAACCTTTTAAATTACCCCAAGCATACCAAGTACCTGAGCCGTAATGTACTGCTGATGCTCCAGCATATAAATTCCTTAACTGTACTGAGCTGTCTGTTGTTCTCAAAATTGATGCATCTAATTTAACATATCCAGTTGATGCATTAAGAATTGTACATTGAAATCCTGTCGACAAATTATTTGGCAATGTAATAACTAATGATGCATCGCATTTTATGACTTTATTATTATCTGATGACATAACTGTATAAGCTGTTGAAACTTCTGTAAACGATGTATTTAAGTTTGCCTTATTTGTATTTAAATAAGCAATACTTGTGTCTCTAAGAGATAAAGATCCATCGACATAATTAAAAGAAACTCCAGCTGTACTAACGTCTTCTGGCTCCCAATAAGTGCCTTTCCAAGCAAGCACTTGACCTGATGTTGCGCCACTTACAGAAACGTCCCCTATGTCATCAAGTGTATTAATTGTTGTACCTGTGCTTGCCTCTAAAAGTCCTGCTTCCCAATATAATGTATCTCCTAAACTTGCCTCTTTAACATAAGTTCCATCTGCTATCGTATTCTGCTTATTTAAATTAAGCCAAGCAATACTTGTGTCTCTAAGAGATAAAGATCCATCGACATATGCTTTTGTGACGTCTGCTGTTTCTCCTGCAACTCCATATTCCCAATATCCATCTGAGTTGTATACAAGTGCGCTGCCATCTTGTGCTACTCCTATATTTCCTAAAGATATATCTTTAATAAGAGATAAACTTGCATCGAGACCAAAATACCAAACTCCTGCTGGGAATCCGAAGTTCATTGCAATACCGCTACTTGCTTCGAATGTATACATTCCTATTGTATTTGTTCCAGCACCTGTACCATTAAGCCATCCATTCTTACCTCCAACAAGCGTAATTGTTTGTAATGCGTTATCCTTTAACCAGTTAATCGATGTATCTCTTAAACTTAAAGAGCCATCAACATATGTCTTTCCAACGAAATCAGAAGACTGCGCTGATGTTAAATGGTAATACTCTCCAGCTGCTCCACCCTGTAATCCAGATAAGTCATTATGGTACTCTGTTGCACCTACTTGAAATACTGTATCCCAGGCACTCTGTATTTCATTTATCTGAGTTGCTGATTTTTTTATAATTACTTTTGCACAAAATGTTGCATATGAATTTAAAAGTCCTGGTAAACTGCTTGGTGTGCCAACTGCTTCTGCGTCTGTTTGTGTATTATAACTTTCTGAGCCGTATACCATATGTACTGTTCCATCGTGTACGATGTAAATATAATATACTCCAAAGTCATTATTTCCAAGTGTTGCTAAACCTGTGCCATTGTCGTAATTTGTATTATCGACCTGTGTCTGACCAGCTGAGCTATCCCAAACTCCAGCAACGTGGTACCAATTTGTAAAAGTATCTCCTGCTGAGCTATCGAATGCTTCAATTACAAATCTATTAACTAACTCTGCCCAGATTATACCTGCTGTCGAAGTTATCTTTCTATCTCCAGCGTCTCCGATAACGAGACCTGTTGCTCGTTGCACTGGGAATACCTCTTCGCCGAATAATTGTACTCTTCTGTTAAACATCCAAGTATTTGTTCCACATAATCTTGCAACAACATCATTACCAGTACGATATGCTCGTCCTATTGTAAATTCTCTTGCGAAGTCTATTGAATAAAAATCTGTTGTTGCTTGTATTGTTCCTGTATCATAATTCCAGTAAATATAATTATAAGCATTATCTTGTAATTCTATATTAACTGTATCAGGCCAAGAGACATATTGCATTGGAGATGTTAATCCTGGGTCATCAGCATAAGATGTTGGAGATGCTGTTATTGAATGTACAATACCATATCCAGCGCTTACATCTATTGTTCCATCTCCATTTGTTGTTATTACTCCTCCATAAATTCTACCAGCCATTGCTGTATCCTCGATATATTGTTTCGCTGTATAAAAATCTGGATAACTTGCATCTGGTGTTGCGACATTTAAACTTGCCTCTATTGTATAAATCGATGTCTCGTTAACATATACTCTTGCACTAACGTCTTCAATATCTGCTGCATTCTGAGCTACTGAAATATCAGTAATTAAAATATTAGCTTGTAATGTACTTACATCATAATTTAAAGACGAGACATCTGATTGTAATATAACTATCGAGCTATCGTTTGCTGCTACTCTTGCACTGACATCTTCAATATCTGTTATATTCTGATTTATAAGGGTATCTCGAGCTACTAAACTTGCATCAACATATATTATTGTTGCATATCCAGCAACTCCAAAGTTTGCTGCAACGTCTGCAACCCATCCATATACTGACGAATCAAAAACTCTTCCTTGTATCTGAGACATAATTATATTTTATTTTATATTCTATTTATTCTAATCTATTAATACCTCAACTTATATCTTACATTCCCATATTGCAAGGCGTTCTTCTGAATTTAAGTGCCTATTGTATAATCTCCAGGAGAATAAAAATCCAGGCCAACTACCAATTGCTGCTGTATAATACGCATTATACGGTGGTGGAGTATAATCGTATAATCTGCTTGCTCCAAATAATAAACTATTTGTTAATTCTGTTGTAATATACTCTACTCCATATGTCGATGCCGATGCATCTTGTGTATGTACAACTTCATTATCTAAAACTAATTTCATATATTCTTCATTTCCATTATGAGTAAATATGAAATTATGCCAACTATTATCATTTGTTAATCCTAAATCTACTGATCCTGTGACTGATGAATTAAAATATATTTTATTGTCAGAGGCTTTTTGCATTAAACCCATTGTTCCACCTTTAACATTAAATATATGCTGATCATCAGTACTATTTTGCTGACTTTTAAACCAAAACGAGAATGCTGCTGATCCTCCTACTCCAGTATTCGAAAAAATACTATTCCATTGATTGTTCGGGTTAAAGTTTCCATTTCCGCACATTTGTAATAATGTATACTTTAAATCTCCTGATCCTGAGTATTCTCCTCCAACAGCTGGTGTACGTCCTTCTATATTAATCGATTTATATGATGAGTTTGGTCCATAATCGTTGAAATCGAATATTTTTTCATATTCTGGCCATGATGGGCTCCAATATGCGTCGTATTTTTCTGTTAATCTAAATAATAACGTATCTCCACCACCTGTTCCACTTGTTGCTGAAACACTTGCATCAGATATATAATATTTTCCATATGCTGGAGAATCAGTTCTTGTATAAATATTTTTAAACCAAGCGTGTTGTAATTGCCCATATTCTAAGTCAACATCTTTTCTAAGTAAATACAACCCTTTTCTTAGCATAAGAAGATTATTCTTATTTCTAAATAAACATCTATTATATTTTTTCTCGCACCATGTTGCCATTATGATTGAATTGCATATTTATAATTCCAAGAAGTTCCGTTATAATACTCAAAACGTAAATTCGTACTTTCATCTATAAAAAATCTCCAGGATCCACTTGCATCTGCTGCACCCATATATTGGTAATTTGGTACAATAAAGTCGTTTGGTGTGACACCGTTATCAGATGGGTCTACTTGTATTGTCGGCTTATTAATCCACTTACCTATACTTCCGTCGTATTCTAATACATCAAATGTCGAAACATCGCTTGAAATACTTACATCTGCTAAGTCAGACAATCTAATTCCTAAATTCGTACTTACTTCTAAATATCCATTTAACCAATAAAAATCTGTTCCAAGACTTGCTTCATGTAATAAGTTATCATCTAACCATTGTATTGAAGAGTCTCTTTCAGCAAGCGATCCATCAACATAATCTAACCATACATCTGCCATATTTGTGTATAACCACTGTATCGATGAGTCATTTTGTGCAATACTTACGTCTCTTTGTGCAAGTGATCCATCGACGTATTCGTATGTTGTTGTTCCAGCTGTGCTTGCTTCCTGATTTATCCATATTGTTCCATTCCATACTATTGTATCTCCTAAAGTTAAAGAAGATATTGAAACATCATTTAAGTCTTCTAAATTAAATCCTAAGAGTGTGCCATTTAAATATAAATTACCATCAATTGAAACATCATTACTAACGTGCAAGTTTGTTAATTCTAATTCTCCGCCATTTATTGTTCCTTCAACATATAAGTCTCCAGCTATACTTACATCATCTAAGTCTGTATGTCCTATAACATATAAGTCTCCAAATATACTTGTGTCTGAATTTATTGTTAATGATGCACCTATACTTACATCTTTTGTTATATTAATACTATTATCGAATATTTTATATCCTGTTATTCGTTGGTCTCCAGCAAGATATACAACTCCACTAACTGTACCTCCAGACGATTGTAATGACTCAGTATATGGTGTTGCACCAATCTGCAATATCGTTCCACCAGCGACTGTCGAATAATATCCATCATCAATTCGTACTGTTGTTATGCTAACATCTATTGCCATTAAATTAATTTATTTTATTATCTTCTTCTATCTGTTGTTGTTCGCGTTGTTGTTGGAGGAGTGTCTCTTCTTGTTGGAGTTGTACCAGTTCGTGTTGTACGTTCTACTGTTCGTCTGCTTGCTGGTAATGCTGGGTCAATAATACCTGCTTCTCTTCTTGCTGGCTGTCCAAGATTAATTTGTGTTGTATTATCATATTCCATCCAAGTGCAATCGTATATGTCTTTTCCAACATTATATGAATATGAGGATAAAATGTATTTTTTTGGTGTCGGATCATACTCATCATACCACATACTCATAGGCTTTAAATATCCAGGATATAATATTGTTCCCTGAATTTCTCTTCTATTTGTACTGTATAATTGAAATCTATCGTGAATATACCATTCTACTAATGAAATACTTACGGATGCATCCTCTTCGTTCCATTTTGCTGTTCTTTCTCCATATCTGTTATATGGCAATCCACCACTTCGTATTCCATTATCTAAAAATAAAGAGCTTGCATCGTACATACTAAATGTGACTTTTTCTATGTTAAGCACATTTGTGTTAATTTGTGCAATTATTTTATTATGTGCTTTATCCCCACCGGGGTCTCCTGTAATGTATACGTCTCCATAATATGCTGAGAAACAAAATTGCGGTAATTGTGATGCTATTGGAGAATCACAAATATATCCTGTACCATACATATCAGCGAAGGTCCAACTTCTAAAATCCGTATCTATACTCTTTTTAATTTTCTCCATACCTATTATGAATATCATTGCACCATCTCCTGATGTAATATATCCACTAACGTCTCCTATTGGAATTTCTGCTGAAACTTCTGCCCATCCCTGATCATTTAAATCTGCACCATTAACTATTACATAATTTGCATAAGTGTTAAAGTCTCCAGATGTATGTTTATACCAGTAATCGTCCTCTTCATTATATGTTATCCATATTGCTCCTCCAATACCACTCTCTAATGGTCTTATCATATAATGACACTTATAATCATAATCTCTTACATTATGTAATGTCTCATTCGATGTACATTCGTTAATATGGTCAGGCTTGAATTTCCATTGTACTCGTAATTTTGTATCTGTGCTATTAATTGTATAAGCTATTCGAGTACTTATTCCTGCGTATGTCGGTTCCCATTTTGCTGATGCACCAAAGTTATACCAATACTTAGGTGCGCCAAATCTATAAATTGCATTCTGTATTCCAAAGACAGAGTTTCCAGGTCCTACTTTATAATTATGCTGAGGAGTGCTTGCTGGTGGAGCTGATGGGTATCTAAGAGGATATACCTCTGTGAATGAATATCCTAAAGAGACTTCTGTATTCGATATGTCTGTATTAAATCCAGGATAATCGTATCCCGGAGTACCTGTGAATATAAATCTCGATGCACACCATCCTTTAAGTTTCGTTGGATATTGTAATGATGGCTGGTAATGCCATCCTATATTTCTAAAATCATTTGTTGTTAAGTTTGGAGTATATGACTCTTCTAAATCTAATTCTAAATATTTAATACCAGGAATCATTGTAATTTTCTGCGAGCTACCAACAAATATCATACTACCATCCTCTTGTTCTAACGGCAATATATGACTTGCGTCTGTTGTTAATGAATATGTACCATTTGTATCAAATCCATAACTAACATCATAACTATATCTTACGTATTTCTTCTGGTAATTTGCTGGGAATAAGTCTCTATATCTTTCGATATACCAGTCTCCTGCCCACCAGTATAAATAACAATTTAATGGTTGTAATATACTCTCTATTATTTCTAATCCAGATGCTTTATTTTGGTTGTCTTTAAAGAATAATGTCGGGTTAAGAGCTGCTTTATTAAAGAGTGTTGTTGTATTTGTAATCGGTCCTATTGAAGGTTCTAATCTGCAATTAACATATATGTTATCCTCTTTTCCTGTTAATTTAAGTGAATCATTAATGAGGTCTATTAAGCTTACTGCGTCTCCTGAGCTTGCATCGCCTGAATAAAGTATTGCTGGGCTGAGTGCACCCATCTTTTGTATAAAGTTGCTACCTGTTATGTTAATTGTACTATTGTGCAAGTATTTTTGCTGCACGGGTGAAGAGTTTACCCATCCATCAAATATTCTTTTATTCTCTCCTGAATAACTTGCATCTATTATTAATTTAAATTCTTTATCCTCGAGTGTGAATAAGTCCTCATAAGCATACCAGTTGCTTGCGTCATTAAGTATACTCATTTTAACAACGAGTGTCATTATTGACTCTTCCCAAGCTTTTAAATTATAATCTATTACTAATCCATTATCGTTGAATTTAAGTTTATACTGGTCTCCAGCATAGTCCTCTTTTTGCAATTGTACATAATAAGGTATTCCTCTATTCGAGAAATGTTCGAGATAATATTTCGTTCCGTATGCCATTGTTAAAATGCTGATTTAACTTGTGTTCCGTTTTCGAGTACTCCAATTAACTGGTCATACTCTATTTTAAATATAACTTGCCCATTCTGCTTACTGAGTATATTCTCTAATTTATCAAGAGGTGCTATAACTTCCGGGTTGCTTCGAGCGTTTGGATATTCTCCAACAAGTCCAAGTGTCGGGCCATATACAAGTCCACCTTTTGCGAAACTCTGTGAAGATATAACTGCTATTTGTGCTGCTGTTGTTGCTGCTGTGAGTACAGCTGTTATTGCTCCACCGATTGGTCCTAACTGAGCGAATCCTTTAACAATTGCAAGTGCACCATTTATAATTGCTTGTGCAATTGCTATCTTCTTTTGCTTTTGTGCGTACTTCTTCTCTATCTCTTCTCTCTTCTTTGCATTATCTCCAGCTGCGGCAAGTTCTTTATTTTTGGATGCTTCAAACATACCACTAAGAGCTCCTAAAAGACTGTCTGTGACACCCTGTATTGCTTCTGCTGAATTAACTATGAGTTCATTAAGAGATGTACCAACCTCAACTGTACCAGTCTTTATTGCGTCGAAATAAGTCTTCCACCCTGTTATTAATTGGTCTATTCCACTCGATGACGAAGATATTATATTATCAAAAGACTCCTGATTTTTTTCTTTTCTATTCTTTGCAACATCATCATCTATATCTTTTATCCTTGCTGCATACTCCTGGTATAAAATTAATCCCTCGTCGAGTTGTTGTTTAAGTGCATCTTTTTGTCCCTGAATTGTCTCTTTTTGTTTATCGAGAAGATAATTTGCATAAGACTCTTCAGCCTTCTTTTGCATATCCTGCTTCTCTTTTGCTGCTTGGTCTATTAACTTCTTCTGATCAACATATGCTGAATATGCTGCTTCAGCCTCTACTCGAGACATTTTTTCCCATCCAATAATACCTGCTTCTATGTATTTTTTTGTCGACTCTCTAAATTCGTTCTGCTGATTTGTTATTTCTCGTAATTTATCATCTCTTGTTTTAAGTACTTCATTATATGCTGCTTCGAGTTTTTGTAATTCTTCAAGGTCCTCTACTGAGCTTTCTGTACTATCATTACCTAATTTCTTTAATTTAACAGCTTCTGCTGCATCTGCAAGTCTTCTATTTGCAATTTCTCCTTCTATCTTTTTAAGATCATCAAGTGCTTTTTTCCTTTCTTCATTCGACGTACTTTCAAAATCTCGAGTTTTAAGCATTAAGTCAGCAACCTCTCTTCTTGCATTACTTTCGAAACGAGCTGTCTCTATACTTTTTAATCGTAATTTAAAAGTTGCTTGCTCAATTTCTTGAAGTATTTTTGCTTTTTTACGTACCTCTTCTAACTCTGCACCAACTGCTGCAATAACTTTTTCAGCATCAAGTCCAGTCGTCATTTTAAATGCGGCTTTTCCTGTATCAATAAGGTCCTGCTGCATTTCTTTAAAATACTTCTCTGCTACTGCTCGTTTATCTTTATCAAATACACCAGCTACTGCATTGCCAAGTGCTTTAAATCCATTTTTAAGTGCACTGAATGCGCTCTCAAAAAATTCTAAAAGTCCTTGAAATCTGTTAACAAGATTTTGTTTTATTGCTTCCCATAAGTCTGCTATTGCCTGCTTAGGGTCTTCAAATGCTTTTACAATACCTCGTCCGAGTTTTATAAAAATATCCTCAAGTCCAGCAAGTATACCTTTAATAAATCCCATTATACTTGCGAATTTTTCAGCACCATCAACTGATCCTTTAAAATAACTTGCAAGTGCTTTTATAACAAGTGCTATTGCTGCTATAATTATTCCAACTGGCCCAAGTGCGGCATTAAGCATTGTTGCTCCACCAGCAAGTGATTTAAATCCACCAACTGCTGCTGGTATCTGATTACCAAATGCACCTAATCCACCAGTCATTTGCGATAATCCACCAACAGCATTCTTTTGTAAATCTCCGAAACTCTTCGATGCTGATTTACTTGCTGCACCAGTATCGCTATTGAATTTCTTTACTGATGATGTTGCTTCGCTTAATCCCTTTTTTAATTCTGAGGTCTGTGCATATAATCTAAGAGCAAGGTCGGTTAATATTTTTGCCATAATTTATGCCATAATTTTATTTATATATCATATTTTAAATACCTTTAACACTTTCTGCCTTTATTGGTATTCCGTTTTGCATTCTTGAAATACGGTCTTTCCATTCGTCTGGGGATATTGGTTGTTCATATGACATATACTCTTCATCATTCTCATTTTTTAACTTATCCCAACTAAATGGTATATGTTCTTTCTTGAATTTATCCATTGTCGGGTTTCTGCCTTTTTTCGGATACGAGCAATATATGTAATAAGCGATTACACGCGTCTGCTCCCAAGAGGATCTCATAATTGCCTCTTGGTTTTCAGCATATGCTAATGAAATGTAATAAAAGTCCTTAGGAGTAAGGTCCCAAAAAAGATGAGGAGCTATTCCAACATTCGCTACTGCTATGCCGAATAACTCCTCAATTGTTATTTTTTTTTACTCTTCGTTGCTCCCGGCGTGCTTGTTGCCTCAGGGAATGAGCCAGTTAAAATACGATTGAATGTGGGCAACTCTTCATCGAGTATAAATTCCATATCCTCTCGTTTAATACTAACTTCTTTTCCCTCTGCTCTGCAACCAGCAATAATCGCATAATATAAAAGTATCTCGAGGTTCGAAATATTTTCATCAATGCTGTCAATGGTTTTGCCAGTCTCGATTTGGTACTGCTTAATTGCATAATAAGAGACTCTTATCGGGAGTTTCTGACCTTTGTAAGTTAAATAATCCATAATTATGAGATTTAAGATATTTTATTTATATATCTAAAATCCCAAATGGTTTTAACTTTTATGAAGTCGTTAACTGACTAAGAGCGCTTGAGCCTGCAATTTCGCCTGAGAATGTGACAGGAGATCCAACTCCACCCTCCATAGAGATTGAAGATAAGTATCCCCAACCAGACATATAATGATTCGAAGAGACATCTGGTAAGATATAAATTGCTACTGATGCGTCGCTTGTGACGAGTGTATTAACTAAATCGTCATAAGACATTTTGCCACTCTCAATAGTTGCACTCTGCATTCTAAGTCCAGAGAATGAAACTGTCCAGCCATAAAGGTCAGGTACATTTTGCTTTGCGCCAGTTGCGGTTAAGCAAGCAATTTCGATCATATCTTTTGTGACAGATAACGAGAAGTCCGTCGCGCAACCAAGAGTACTTCCATCTATAACAATTGACATACTTTTACTAAATAAAGGAGTTTGTGCCATAATATAATTATAATTTTAATTTTAATATTTATTCTAATTTTCTATGTATATTACATTGAATTCTAAAGTATTCGTATATACACCCTGTTGCTGATTAAATCCGTGAGTATCATTCGTGAATCCAATATCAATTATATCATTATATGAATATCCATTTAAATACTCTATAAGACGATTGGATACTGTCTCCATCAAATCGTTTGTATCTCGTTGAATTACAACAGCTTTTAAGGTATAATTTGTATATACATTTTTTGCATTTAAGCAATCGACTTGCGATTTATTAAATTCGTATACAAGCCAAGTACTATTCGATTGCTCGCCAATCCAGTTATCCTTTAAGTTCTCATAATGAATACCTCCATTAATGTATGAATTTAATGACGGATCAGCGTTCATTACTGTTTTTATATCAGTTGCGAAAGACATTATTTCTTATTAATTTTTTTAACTTTTCTTGCTGTAAGTTCGACGAGTTTCTCTCCGTATATTTCTGGAATTTTGTTTTGTAATTTTTCTCCTTCTGTATTTAAGAATGGAGTTATTGCATTACGAGCTTTTATTGCTCCTCTACTTGCTCCCTCTTTTGTATATCTTTCTACTGTTCCTTTTTCGAGAAATCTCAGTATATAACTATCAGATGTTGGTCCTACTGCTTGTGCATTTGGATGTGTTTTTCCATCAACTTTTGTTGCACCTATTCTAACATTACTAAGAAGTCTTTTACTAAATGGTAATGAGGTCCTCATAGCTCCCTCGATGTCTTTAAGAGAATCCTTATTTGTTGCTTTAAGCAACTTCTGCATCTCTTTATCGTTTCCAAGGGTATTTAAAATATCCAAGTACTCTTTAAATCCTTCAAGTTCGCCTTCCATAATTAATATACTGATCTATCCCAAACAATACACTGCAATTTAATCCAGTGGTTTCTTCCTAATTTCTCTATATGTTCTATCTTATAATAACTATTGTCGTATATAATTCTGCATTTATAATCTACTCTATCATCATAACGAATAATAAAGTCGTCAGTGGAGAATGGAGACTGTCCGTTTTCATTATACTGGGTTGTGCCTGATTTTGGTACTTTATCTGCCCAGGTCTCTTTTAAAAAGACATAAGTCTCTTTTGGAGTACCAACATCATTTGTTGTTGTGGTCTCTTTCTCTATTACTATGCTCTTATTTAATAAGCTGGATAACATTTTAAAAAAATACTTTTCGGTATGCGTTAAGGAGGTTTTCAAATGCTTTTGTCTCCCTAAGTGAAGATATATTTGCACTCTGCCTATCGACATCATACAAATCTGCAATTTTTATCAATACTGCTTGTTTTATTGACTCAGGCACATTTAATTCTGCATATCCTGTTTTATAATATATTGTGAATGGTGTGAATTCTCCAGTCGAGACTGATGAGTTTAATTTAATATAAGCATAATTATTGAATATCTGAGTATCTATTGCACTAACTAATGTCGATGAATCCTCAATTATTCCCTGAGTGAATTCTATGAAGTTTCCTTTTGGAATATTTAAGTATTGTCCACAAAAATCGAATAATCTTTGTACATTCGATGTCTCAGCAATATCTTTTCCTATGTAATTTTCAGCAATTTGTGTTGCTGCATAAATTAAATTCTGGATATAATCGTCATCATCAGTGAAGTCCTCTTCTACCCTTAGGTGTCGCTTTGCTTCATAAAGAGAAACAGGCCAAGACGTTATTGTTTTTACTGCTAAAGACATAATTTTCTCTTTTTTTAATTTAAAAAAAGGAGGAGGATAAGATCCACCTCCTTCTTTTTATTTAAATTCGATTAATTAAATTAAATCGAAACGTCTGCAATCCAAGATGCGAATCTATAATTACGGAATCCTGTGTCGGTTAAGCCGCTAATCGTGACTTTAATTTTTCCTTCAGAATCGTAAGTATAAGGGTTAACAAGGAGTTCGATGCCTGGGCCCCATTCTCCAACTACAGCTGCCTGTGCGTCGAAATAAAGGAGGTGGTCAGTATTTGCAAGTGAAGTTGCGTATGCTTGTATACCATCAACTGTTCCGTTCATAAGAGGTCCGTTCCATACTGGTCCATTAATGGATGCAACGGTTGCTGCTTGTTTAAGGAATGCTGCAATTGCTGGAGTTGCAACGTATACTGGTCTTGCCATATCGTAAGGCACATTTGCCTGAAGATTAACAATGTCAGCATATGCTAATGTGCTACCTGCAATGATTGTGCTTGCATCAACTGCGTCTGTCTGAATCTGGTCAAAGAGGTCTGCTAACTGAGCTCTGTACCATGCATCGCGAATGTCCTGAATAACACCTGCCCATATTGCTGGTTGTGAGTTATTAAGTACTTCTTTCGTGACAACGTTATAAGCTCCAAGACGTCTTGCTGAGAGTTTTAAGCTTGCTGGATCTGCTGATGCATCTGAAACAGCTGCTGCTTCTGATGCGAATCCTGCTGAAACTTGTGGCATCGATGGCAATACTAAATCGCCTGTTAAGCCAGTGAATTTAACAACTCCCATTGCTTCCATAAGTCCCTCTGCTGGAGATTTTGCAATCGAAAGAGAGTTCTCAACTGTCTTGTTCTTGTTATCAGCGCCAAGCTGAGTAAGAGTAAGGTCAGTTCTTAGGAGGAATCCTCCGTTTGCACCTCTAAATTCTGAAGGTACATTTCCAGTCCTAAAAAATTCCTGAAGTCCTTCAATAACTGATCTGGTTTCTTCTTCTGCATCTTCAGTTTCTGGCTTCATCTTTTCTACCATACGTACATTAAGGGTCTCTTGTCTTTCGGCAATTTTAATGTCCTTATCGATAGTCTGCACTTTTGCATCAAGATTTTCCCATTCTGCACGAAGTTCATCAGTCATAGTATCATTGGATGTAATTTCTTCCATCCTAACAATATACTGGTTTCTTTTTTCTTTTAAATCGGTGATTTTCATAGTTTTAATATAATTTTACTTTATTTTTAATAATTTGGTCTTCAACCTATATATTTCGGTACGAGACTTATTGTCTTCAACTCTTTTCTCATCTATTTGCTCTACAACATTTTGGTCATCATCTCGAGCCTCGACTTTTGTTTCTGCATAAGCTGGGAATGTGACCGCACTAACATCTCTAAGTCTTTCGACTTTTGTTATTGTGACGAGCTCATGTTTTGTTCCATCGATTTTCTCAATTTTGTACCCATCTGCTGCTGGCATAAATGCGAATGAGTTCTGAAATATGTCTCCTCGTTGTACTAACTTGTATACATCAGATGCATACGAAGTGTCTGGTAATACTGCTCTAAAAAATAATCCCTTTTCGTCTGAGCGAAGTTCGAGTGTACCATTTGTTGTACGACCCATTACGAGTGAATTGTCGTGATTAAAGTTCAGTACAACATCGAGTTCATCGCTTCTTAGGAGTTCATCGAATGCACCAGCTTCAATGACTTCATAAAAAGAATTAAATAACAACTTCGAGCGAGTATTATAAAGAGCTGCATATCCCTCTAATATTTTCTGGTCATTCTCTTCAACAGCTCTGAATTGGAGGTCTTTTATATCATAGACTCTCTCCTGTATTTTATTATAATCTTTCATAAGTTAACTTATTTTCATATATTCTATTTATTCCACGTTTGGGTTTTTATTATTTGCATCTCTATCCTCTATCGGCATAGTTTGCGAGCTCATATAATGTTTATCTCCCTCTGGGAATGTTGGTAATCCTTCAAGTAATGCTATCTGGTTTGGGGTCATAACACCTAAATCCTGCATAGTTTTATAATAATTACTTCGAGTGGCTATATCAGTTTCGATAAGTGCTTGTGTGACAAACTCTATACTCTTTCCAGTTTTTCTCTCTTCAGCTGTGAGTAATTTAAATTCTAACTCTTGCCTATACATACGAGTTATTCCAGCTATTGTATTTGCAATAAATTCCTGTTGTTTCTGCTCGACATTATTATATTTCGAATATTCGTATACACCTACCATATCAGGTGGCACACCATAAAATGCTGAGAGTTGTGCTGTATCGAATTTCTGACTCTCTATGAATTTTGCATCAACTGGATCAAGAGTTAACTCCTGAATCTCTGTGAATGGAGGTAATTTAATAACTTCTCCTGCGTTTGCTGGTCCGACGTTATTTTTATTCCAGTCCCTCATTGCTTCAGCGAAGGCTTCTTGAAACTGTACATCAGGAATTTGTGATTTAAGTACTTTTGGAGAGAATGCGTTATTCTCATAAAAGTTATCAACTGTTGTTTTCGACTTCCAAAGTGTGGATAAATTAAGACGTTGTGCCTCTATCGGGTTAATACCCCATATACCATTTTTGGTTATCATTTTAAAGTGCAACATATCATTTGCATTAACAACTTCCTCTTTTGTTTTTCCATTTTCGAGTTTGTTGTATACAATATAATACAATTGTCCGCGCACCATTTTATACCCACCAACAAGATTGGAGGGGATAAGTTCTAATGATCTAACTCTACCAGTCTCTCTATTTCTAACTATTCGAGCGAAAGAGTTTCCTCTAAGGTTTCGATTATATTCGAGAGCTGAGAAGAATGATTGTGAGGTTATAATACCATTCGGAGAGAAATGTAATAAGTCATATCTATAATCCTCTTTATCGACGATGTTTCCAGTTTGTGAATTTTGGTATATGTTTACTGGAATGCGCGATATGGTATCTCCTAAGACTTTTATACAAGTCATTACTGTTCCGATCTTTTCTGCGTCTGAGTTTTGGAATGTATTCTTCTTTAATCCAGATTGCAACGGAATTACGACCTGCTCTTCATAAGCTGTATCGTTTCCCAAGTACACTCTGTCAAAAGTCTGAAGACCAAAAATATCGCTAAAAGACCTTTTAAGATTTTCTAACATATCTAATGTTTATTTTTATATTTATTCGTAATTAAGAATACAACTCTTTAATCGATTTAAGTCCCTTATTAATATCTAAATAAGCTCCTATCGACATACCAAGTGCAACGACCCCATCCACAGAGTCATTACTCTTATTTTTCATTATCTTTATATTATTATTTCCGTCAGTATAAAGTATTGCATTTCCAAATTGCCATTTAAGTGCTGGGTTCTCAATAACTATACTTTCGTCGTATATAATTTTCTCTAAATATTTAAGAGGAGTATTAAATGTAATTGCCTTTTGCTGAAACGGTTTACATTTTCCACGTATGCCTATTTCAGCATTAAGTAATTTATCTAAAAATATTGCACTATTTGCTGGGTCATAATATAATAATCGTATATTGTATAATTTATTAAGTTCTGCAATTTTTTCTGTTATCTGGTCATAATCTATCGTCGAATGGTCTGATTTAATTATCAATCCCTCTTTAATCCAGTCTATTATACTAACACCTCCACTTCTAACAAACTTCTCCTCATTATTCGGCATAAAGAATAATGGTTTAATATAACATTTATTATTTTTATAAAATGTACATACAATCGATGTTAAGTCTCTGTTCTCAGATAAGTCTACACCAATATAACAATCCTCTCCTATGAGGTCATCATCTATTTTATCAACAAATACTTTATTTAACTGGTCTATTGGAATCCATGTTGTTTCTGCATCTCTAAATTCGTTAAGTCTTTTCGTTAAAAAGTTATTAAGTTCAGATAATGAGAATTTCGAAGACTCAAATAATTTCTCTAAATCGAAGAGTGGGAATATGTAATCCAATCCAGGATTTGCCTTATACCAGTTCTTCTTATCATTATAATCGTCTCCATCATCTAATGAATAAAGAGCTGCGAATACTGAGTCATCTTTAATAACTTCATTAAGCACAGCTTTATAATACTTTAATTTATTATAAAGAAATCCTTTTATGTTTGTTCCAGCTGTTGTTATAAGTAATAAAAGAGAGTTGTGCTTCTTCTGACACGCTCCTTTTATCATATTATAAATATCGGCATTATCATATTCGTGCACCTCGTCGAGTATGCCTATGTTTGCTGCATATCCATCCATCGATTTAATATCTGACGAGAGTATCTCTATAAATCCAGACTTTCTTTTATTTCTGAATTTTATTTTATAATTATATGGTTCTAATCTTTTATCAAGTGTCGGAGACGTGAATATCATTTTACGTACAAATCCTAAAGATATTCCTGCCTGTCGTCTTGTATTTGCAAGCAACAGCGCTTCTGGATCTATTTTGCCATCAACTAAAAAAGTATACGTGACGAGGAATGCTGCTAATGGAGACTTGCCATTTCCTTTTCCTATGAATAAAATTGCCTCTCTTACTTTTCTATTATCAGTACCTTTATAATAAAATCCATATATGCTTGCAAGAAAGAAACACTCATATGGTAATAAATGAAATCTCTCTACTTTATTATTATGAATGAGGTTTACGAAATATCCAAAATTAAATACCTTATCAACTTCAGACGTTTTAAATTCGAGGTCGTCTCTATGGAGTGCCTTTTTAAATAACTCTACCTGTTTTTTAATATAATAATTCGTCTTTATACTTCCATCCTCAACACCCTCTATGTAATCGCCAACGTATTTCCAACATCGACGAAGATAATCGTCTATGCTAATTAAGTCTTGCTTCATACTCCTGAATATACCAATATCCTAATCCTTGGTGGTACTTGTTTTTAACTTTAAGAAGAGCTATCATCCACAACATCTTCTTCTGGTCAAATTGGTCGAATGAATTTAATAAAAGACTTCTTCTCGAGTATTTGTTCATATTATTCTTTATATTCTACAAACACGGTTATCTTATAACTTTCGCAACAGCTGCTTCCATTATCAGCTTTTTCTACGAGTATTTGTACGTCATCTCTTTCAGCACCTTTTTCTACAAGTTTATCGATAAGCATATTATTAATCTTATTGCGTATGTCTGAAACTCTTCTATAAATTGGTGCATCGACTATCGTCCATTCTTCAAGTCTTATTGTTTCGTTTTCCATAATTATTATTTTTAATTGAATGTATCCTCAAATTGGTCGTTTGCCTCTTGTATGGCAATTTTAAGTTTTTGCCTTTCTGATGGGGAGAGTGCAAGCATTCTAAATATCATAGTTAATTGTTTAAGAGTTTGTGAGTATACACTAATTGCGGGGTTCTTTTGGTAAAATGATCCCTTCTCTGGGTTTTTTGTGACATCTATTTTAATGTCGTTATCTCTAATGTCTTTTTTTGCTTTATTAAGTATCTCGATATTGAATACCAACTCATCAATAAGTATGTCATCTGACTCATGGTATAATCCCTGATCCTCGAGATATTTAATTAACATATCTTTAAGCATAATACATATTTTTATTTATATATACTAATAAAAAATGAGGAGCTAATTTTAACTCCTCATTTATATCTTTTATATGATGTAATATTACTTTAAGTTCTGCTGTTCTTCGAGGTTATTACGTAATTTTTCTTCTGCTCTTTCTAAGTATTCTGTATACTGTCTTATTTTATCCTCTTTTGTTTCTCCATCTAATAAGTTCTTATGCCATTTTATTTCTTGTTCGAATGTTTTCTGATCTCCTTTAAGTATTTCTAATTTTTGTTCTTTAATCCAGGTCTCTTTTTCTTCTCCTTCAAGTTTACGGTATCCATTTTTAAGATATGCTGAAATTCTGTATTGGTTATTCCATCCTCTTATTCTTCCTTTATTATCAATATGAGGTCTGCCTTTGCTTTTAAATGAGACGTTCATTATTTCCTTTGTTCCATTTAATAATATCTCTATTACGTCTCCTTCAACAAATTCTGATTTTGCAACTATTTTTGCTGCTCTTCGACGTGCTGCTTTAAGTCCCTTTACGAGCTGATTATTAAAATATACCTGGTCGTGGTTCGATAGGTCATTAATATCAACTCCATCAAGCGAAATTCCTGAAATTCGATTATGTACTTTATCAAACATAATTTTCATTTCTTCTTCTGAGAAGTTATTACAAAGTTCGTTTGCGTTAAATATCTGAGAAGACTTAATCTGTGTTAATCGGCCTATTCCTATTGTGGATAAAGTGTTTCCGCCTCTTTGAAATTGCATTTTTACCTCCTTTTTTAATTTGTTTACATATCAAATATAATAATTAATACCGAGACTAAAAAATATTTAAGTACTTTTTTTGTACT